TTATTTATATTTATAATTTATAAGTATAACTATTTTATAATATAGTTTACCAGTAATATATATCCTATTCCGCTATATCTAATTTACATTTTTAATCTAAATGTAGTTATATATATCTAAACACACCCACACACAATATTTTAATTAGTATCAATTCATTAATTTTTATTTTTTAATTTTTTTAATTTTTTTATTTTTTTTATTTTTTTTATTTTTTTTAATTTTTTTTATTTAATAACACTCACTTGTTCTTTTTAGTTGCTATCATTATTTATACTCCGCTGTCGTCGTTGCCGTAATCCGCTGATGTCGTTGTCCTCGTTATCCATACTCCGCTACCATTTAATCTGATATAGTATAAACACAAAGGGGACATGTTAACCCTTACTAATATTTATACTATAATACACACATAAGACCCCCATTATATTTATATTTAACTGCTGTACTTAATTTATATTAACCACTCACTTGAGATAGCTATGCGGACATGCTATAATGGTAATACCGAATTAAGTTATTTAATTTATTTATTATTGATTTACTGCTGTACTTAATTTATAAAAACAGGTATATTGTGATAGCAATGCTAGCACTCAATACCGGTTAATATATCAAATTAAGGGTGATATATTTCTATATATATATTACTAAGAAAAAAATATAGATTGATATATCTTCTCGTCAGATGGATTTGAACCACCGGCCGCGGGAATTATGATATGCGCCGTTTGCACATTAACAACTACAATCCCATGCTCTACCCCTGAGCTATGACGAGTTTTCAAATTTCTAATTAAATAGTATTTCTGATATAAAAGTCAGATTATTTGTTGAATTTTGCTGTAAGAAATTTATGATTGTCTTTAAGACAAACGCTCCGTAGAGGAATCGAACCTCTGATCTTCCGATTAACAGTCGGACGCCTTAACCCCTGGGCCAACAGAGCAAAAATAATATATACGATTGTCTTGCGACAAACGCTCCGTAGAGGAATCGAACCTCTGATCTTCCGATTAACAGTCGGACGCCTTAACCCCTGGGCCAACAGAGCGGTTAGTAATGTATAATGTAATATATATTATGTCCGAAGACATATCTTCTACAGAGGAATCGAACCTCTAGTCCCGTGAACCCGACGGGGAAGCACACCCAGTTGCGTAGTAGAAGTGATACTCCTGGCGGGGCTTGAACCCGCGATCTTCGCATTATAAGTACGATGCATTAACCAACTATGCTACAAGAGTAAATACTAACCCTATACTCATACAGAGTTATAGGTGTTAGTTGATTGACATGTGCAGGGTTCGAACCTGCGCATCCGAAGATAACTGAGCTTAAGTCAGTCGCCTTAGACCACTCGGCCAACATGTCGTGATTTGGTTTTCAGAATGCCATTGAACTACGGTGCTCTACCGATTGAGCTAACAGTGTAAACACTGTACAGGACTTGAACCTGCAACCCCCGGCTTAAAATGCTTTGTTAATGATTGCTGTTGACATTCTATTCTTCTCACACTTATCTATATTAATATATCTTTAAGTATATTTTTCAATATATATTATATTTCTAAATACGTAATTTTTTCTTCTTTTTAGACGGTATCGTTTTTACGAAACTATTGAGCTTTGCAGACCTTACCGTTAATTCTCTAATACTTGGTACATTATTATTACTTATCTTTTTGCGAATTGTCTCCTGATCCTTTCTTAGATATTTTAAATTCGGTAGTAATGTTTTTTTTAATCCTTTTATACCAGTATTATTAGGATATAATTCCATAGAATCTAATATTGTTGTATATTCATAAACTAAATTGTCTAAAACATCTGGTAAAATCCTATCCTTCTTATTTTTAGTCTTCAATTCCTCATACTTCTCATGATGGGTAAGTAACACAGAAACATCCCTTCTTATATCGTCTAAAGTATTAATTCTGTTAAAATTAATATTATTAGGTTCTTTCAATCTATTAAACCTTTTTTTTAAAGTTTTTAGTCTATTTTTATTAGAACTCATTATATAATATAGTATATATTAATAAATTTGATTATAAATTTTACCCTCTTTATAAGTAACAATGTCTATGTCTAATACTACTATTCAACAAATAGTAAACTTTTTCAACACCAGATTAGACAACCAAGACTATAACCATGTTTCCATTGAAGAAATCAAACGATGTGCACAAGTTAAACGATTAAAAATTAAACCTAAACCTAAAGAAACACAAACTAAACTTATTATTAAACCTAAACCTAAAGAAAAACAAACTAAACTTATTATTAAACCTAAACCTAAAGAAAAACAAACTAAACTTATTATTAAACCTAAAAAACCCTCGCCTAAAATTAAACTAAATATTAAACCAAAACTACCAGATCCAAGTGAATTTAATAATGAGTACCGATATTTTATAGAAGTTTGTTCTATTCTAAAGTTACCTGTTTATAAATACGAAACAACTTTATGGTCTGGTCCTTCTATTATTATCCATAGTTTTGATAATTTTAATAATAAAATTAGAAATAATTTTAAAATAGACACTCATCTCGACACATTGTCTGAATATAAAATTGCAATCTACCCATCTAAAAATATTCGCGATAATGATATTACTTATAATAATATTTATAAAACAGAAATAGAAAGCGAAAAATTTGAATACAAAACACGGGGAACTACATTATATATAGATAAACAAACCAGAGATATGCTTGAAAGTCTTAATGAGTTGGAAAAAAATTATTATATTGATAAATTAATTAATTTAAAAAATTGATTTAATATATTGTTTACTTGTATATTACACAACATCTATTATGTTTGACCAATGGGAATTCGTCTGCTCCGCCAACAAACTCCTGACCAGTGTCCCAGAAAGCATGGCCGCCGCTAAAGATAATTATCCTCAAGACCTACCTCCTTGGTATACCGAAGAGGATGAAATGGTAGGAGAAATCTTCCCAGAAGACCTATTCTTTAATCCTTATATTACCGTAAAAGAAGAAATGAAAGCATTGGCTAAATACGAATACCATCTAGAATGTATTTGTAATTCCGATTCTGAAAGTGAAGAAGTTTCAGACTATGAATGGGACGCAATTAAAAATAAGTTCTAGTTTTTTAGAATATCTAATTTACTTGATAAAGTATTTATCGTTTTATTATAAATTATATTACCACTCGGTTTATATTCCTCTATTGACCTATATCCATTATTTTTCTTTTCTATTGCCTTATAATTCTGAGGATTTGATTTACCAGCCCAAGAAACATATAATAAATTCGGATGTGTATATTTAACCTCAAACCCATTTTTAGTTAGTGTTTTAAATAAATAAATCACACATCCCTTATAATTATATATTGGAAACCCATAAATATATTCTGGAATAATATAAAAACAAAACCCTTCTGTAGACGTTTCTGATGTTTTTTTTATTTTATGGTGGCATTTTTTTAATATCTCATCATAAATTTTATTTTGTTTATCTTCTTTCTCCTTCAAAGTATTATTCAGATCATCTATATTTAACATAGACATTTAAATATAAACTATTTTTTTTTTTTTGAAATTATACATTCATTTATTATCTAAAAATTTGACTGCATCCTCAATATTATCAAATACTGGAATATTATTTTCTTCTGCATGTTTTAAAAATACTTCTCTTATTTTTTTTATTTTTGTTCTATCTAAATCTTTCCTTGATAAATAATATTCTAAATGTTTTTCATATGGAAGTATTACAACTGCATCTGCTATATACTTCCAAAATAATGCTCCTATTATTTTATAACCATATTGTTTAGATTGTTCTAACATATAATCCGCTCTCATATAAGACAATTTCTCGTTGTGCGAACCAACCCAAGCTATATTTAACCCTTTATCACCAAATAAATTATCTGAATCTATCCAGTTTTTTAATTCACCGAACTGATTATTTACAAATGTTGTTTTCCCTGAACCAGGTGGAGCTAAAATAATAGCTCCTTTGCTATGTCTTCTATATTCTTTATCAAAATCATCATAAATATCCTCTGCTTCTGTAAATTTGAACATATATTTGTATATGTTATGTTCTACTTTACAAATAAAAAAGAAATTGAAAATAAGATATATTGTATATTTATCATACATAAATGAACTAACATGTCTAAACAAACAAACTCTAATATTAGTATAATATCTGGTAGCATATCTGGTTTAACACAGGTAATAGTCGGATACCCATTTGACACCTTTAAAATAAAAGCACAAACACAACACACAAATAATATTACTATAAAAAATGTATTTACTGGGGTACGTTTTCCTCTACTAACAATTCTACCAATTACAACTATACAATTTTCTTTAGAAGAAAAATTAAAAAACAATATAGATAACCGATATGTTACTGGTGCTATTACTGGTATAGCCACCTCACCATTAGTTTCTATAACCGATTTACTAAGAATTAGAAAACAACAAAAGTTAACTATTCCTCTTGATTTTAAAAGAGGACAATTATTAACACTAATTAGAGAATCTATTTCATTATCAATATATTTTGGTACATATAACACAATTAAAACAACTCTAGAAAAACACAATTTTAATAACATTTCATCTATAACTATTGCAGGTGGAATATGTGGATCTTTATCATGGACGATTACATACCCTATAGATATTATTAAATCAAGAATACAATCATATACTTCCACCACATTTTTAGAAGCTATCAAAAAAAAAAGATTATGGGATGGGTTATTAGTTTGTAATGCGAGATCTATAATAATAAATTCATTAGGATGGCTTGTCTACGAAAAATCTAAACAATTTATTTATAATCTTTGCTAACTAACCATTCCTTTACACTATCTATATCAACCTTTCCTTCATACACAATCTTCTCATTTTTTTTATGAAGAATAATAGTTGGTATGATTTCTATTTTAAGTCTATTACATACATCATTTGAACTATCACAGTCAACCATATCTATATCTATATCACTAAATTTATTTTCTTCTTTGAATTCTATCCACTTTGGTTTAACTGTTGCACAATGACCACACCATGGAGTATAATATAATACCAATTTATCTTTACTATAAAATTCTTCCTGATTATTAAAAAATACAAAATAAGACACTATAGATAGTAAAACTATTAATGTTACTATAGAAATTAGAATTTGTGTATTATTCATATAAATAATAAACAAAATTTTTTAGAAAAAAAAACAAATAATTTAGAGTTTCGAGTTTACCCATGCCGTAATAGCTTCGACCGTTCTTTCACCCTCATAGTCTTCCCCTACCTTATCACTGGCGTTTTTATACAGTTTCATACTTGGGAACCCCTCAATATTAGCGGCTTCACACTTATCTTTATTGCTTTCATCATCACATTCAACCCCTTCCAAATTTACCTTAGAAGTAATATCACTTCCCTTTAATTCTTCCCAAACTGGAACAAATTTCTGACTCCAACCACACCATGTGGCATAGTATAGTTTGAAGAATGGTTTATCATCATCAGGAACAGTATCATAGCCCTCGGAAGTTCTAACATATTTCCAATAGTAAAGACCGCCACACAAAGATAAAACAACAACAACAGCTAAAAGAATTAATGCATTTTTTTTGGTTAACATAGAAGTTTTTGTCGAAATTAGAGGTTGAGTAATAGTGGGTTGAGAACTCATACTATTTATAATAAAAAAAAAAATTAAAAATAAACTTATTAACTATTAATTAATTCCCTATTACGGTTCTAATTCTAAATATTTCACTAATTTTGGAAATGTTGAATCTGTTAGCATCTGTGCATTTATTTCGTTTAACCAGTCTTTAATATTATTTTGTAACTCTGTAAGAGTAATACCACTCCCTATATCTACGCTTGTATGTGTTTGATAATCTTTATATAAACTAGTTGTCGTAAAATCTTTGACACTGTCAGGGCCATCACTTATTTTACCACTTAATTTAAATTCTATTAAAGGTAAATCATGTCGTGTTTTTCCTTCTTCAAACTGAACAGGTTCCGTTTCATTTAATTTATAAAATCCAACACCAGCATTTGTACATAGTTGTTTGACTGGGTCAGTTACATCCATCCATTCTGAAATTCCCGTTTGTTGATTATATTTTTCACATGTTACAGTTTTATAATTAAACATATGTATTATACTATCCCCCACAGAGGTAGTATCATCCTGAACTGATTGTTTCACATACTCAAATGCCTTTTTATAATCTGAACTTAAAAGGCATCCACCACCAGAACCTCCTGCACCATCTGATTCTCCAGCATCTTCATAACCTCCTATATATAAATTTACTTCTACATTATCCAATGAATCAATAGTAGACTCTGGCATGTTGTTGAGATTTGTCTTTTGAAGGTACTTAAGGGTACCAACAACCTCTCTACCACTCTCATCCGTCACCCCTGTGTTGTCGTTAATAAACATCTGGTTAAATTTATCTTTACGAATGTCATCAGATTGAAGTCTTTCTGTGTAGTTCTTAATAATTAATATTTCAAGTATACCTTTTGAAATTTCGCTATCCGTTAATAAAATATCACCAGAATCAGTGTAAAGTCCATTTCCTTCTTTCGTTTCATCTAAAATTAGTCCAAAATTTTCTTTGGATTTTTTATAATACCAATATACTCCAACAAAAAATACTATAGATATAGCAACCAATGTCCATTTATTCTTATTAAAAACCGAATTTTTTTTTAATAAATTTACTAAAGTATTCATTATATAATAATATAAAATAAAATAAAATAAAAATTAATTGTTTATTTAGTTACCTCTTAGATCAGAAAGCCAATCAATTATTTTTTGGGACGTATATACCGGTTTCGTTACACCATCTACGACGTCCTCATCAACCATTTTTTTACCATTATCATCGTCTGGAACCA